CAGATAAGTACGTAACATTACATGCTTTTATTGTATTAAGAAATGCTTGTAAACTAGATACTTGAGATACTGCTATCTCAGTCAATCCTTTTTTTTTAAAGTGGTTAACTAAAGATTCTTTTAAAGCTTTGAATTTCTTCATTTTACCACCTGAGCCTGGAGCTTTGAATGTTTTTACTTTAACTGTTGTACCACCACCTACTTCTTTTTTACCTAAAGTGTCTTTTGTATTAGCTTTTTCAAGCTTACCAACAGTTTTCATTATATTACCTTCTCTTTTATCAAGATTTTTTTCACCAGGTTTAAAAGCTACAGCGACATCATATCGTTTTGATTTTTTAGGTGCAAAATTTGCTTTAGAATCTAGATCAGGTTTATTAGTTGGTTTTACACTTGCTAATTTCTTAGAATAATATGTAGAATCTTTTGTTAAATTAGCTAACACCTTATCTACTAATTTCTTATATTTTTCTTGATCCATGAATTTGAATCCCCAATCAGGAATGCTACTATATGTTAATCCTGATTCCCAATTTATACCACGTTTGAATTCGTATGGGTTAACAGTATCGATAGTACATACATATCCTTTCCCTTCATTTAAAGAAACTTGTTCTCCTTCTTGGTATTGAGGTGATGATACACTACCGTCAGATTCAGGCAAAGAATAAAAATATTTAGTATTACCTGTATCAATTTTTTTTGTTCTTACTATTAGTCCTTTTGATAATGCTCTTCTTAACAGGTCTGCAAACTTCTTATTACTTGTATCATTATTACGATCAAATCCAAAAGAACCTTGCATAATTTCATTTTCAGACTTGCCAGGATTTTTTGATACGTAGGTTACAATATCTTGTACTGAATTTTGACCTTTTTTATAATTTGGTCTATTTTTTTCTTTACCAACTGTTATTTCACCAAAGGTATATGGTACATCATATTCATCAGCACCATCCATACCAGGAGCAATACCTTTATTTTCTCTATACATTGCTGCTGGATCTTCTTCATCACCACGATGAGTGCCACCTGCTGGATCTGTCCATTCTTCTTCACCAGAAGTACTTTGATCATCATCAGTGGTCATCCCGTTATCATTTACTTCACCTGGAAGTTCATTTCCTTCATCATCAAATTCACCACCGTCTTTAAATCCAAAATGATCTTCAGGATTTTCAAATGATCCTTGGTCTTCTGGATTATCATCATCTCCAAATCCAAATTCATCTTCTGGTGATCCAATCATAGTTGCGTCCATTGGATCATCATCATATTCCATACTCATTGGAAAGTCATCAGAGAAATCAGAGAAATCATCATCCTCTTCATTTACATTACCAATATGACCATATGCTAATGATGGATCATATCCAGATGCATCTGCATCAGATGTTCCACCAAGAGATTCAGGAGAAACAGGAGGTGCTCCAGCAGGTTGACTTAATTCATCATCGTCATCATATGCTGTTTCAACTTCTTCTAAACCACCATCGCCTTCGAAATGAGCATCATGCCACTTAACATTTTTATCTTCCCAAATGACGTTTTTACCTTTTAAAATAGATATAACCTCAGTTATTGAATTTAAATTGGTAATCCAAGGTAAGTTCTCATCTTTTCTTATTGCTTCAAGAAAGTTGTATTTTGAGATCTTACCTGTTTTGTATTTATTATATAAATTTTGAACGCTCATGGAATTATTATATTATTATGTTTATAAATATCTTATCTTCCTTGTCCTACATAAGGCTTACTGTAGTTCTTAGATCCTTTATTACTGCTTTGAGAATTTTTTGAATGCACACCTTTGTTCATCTTTTTGTTTCTCTTGATAAAATACACTGTTTTTGACGTTGCCATTACTTAATTTGTTTAAAATGCTTATATAATTCAGCTAATTCTGTTTGTAAAGAACTTAATGCCTTATTAGTTCTTTCCATATATTGAGCTGAGTATTTATCTTTAAATTCTGTTTTCATTCTAGAGGTAAATTCCATTATTTTTTTTACATCTTTAATTCTTTTATGAATTTCTTTGATTGCTTTATGTAAAGTCTCAGAAGGAGTTCTAGTTGAACTTTGTTTTGAAAATTGACCATATCTTATTTCCGTGATTGGTGTACTTGGATATAATCTATTGGTCTCACTATGAGATGGTAATTCTTCTAGATTTTCAATACTTAAATATCTTAATCCATCACTATTAGTAATAAACGAATCACCAATATTCGTATTTTTATCAGATGTACTCTTCCATATAAATCTAAATAACTTATTATCAGTTCCTTGGAATTCTAATTCTCCTTTAATAGGAGCCCCTTTATTTGGATCTAAAGTACGTTCACCATTATAATAATATATCTGTCCTTTTTTTAACTCTCCAGGATTTATATTTTCATTAACAGAATCTAAAGGAGGTCTGTTGTGAATTGAATTTTGTGTAAATGATATTTCTTTAATATTTGCAATTAAATCTTTCAATACATCAGCATATGTTGCTTTATTAGAACCAAACATTTGAACGTTTGAAAGATAAAACTTTGCCATATTTGCTAAATTTTCAACTGTAATGTTGTTTTCTTCAGCATATCTTTGAATTTCAGGGTATGGAGGATTGGTAGCATGTAATACATTTTTAGATGCCCAGTTTACTAATTTTTCAACAGGTATCTTAAAATTATTTTCTTTTAAATTTTTTACCGACTTAGCAAATCTAGGATTACCTGTTATTGCTTTTGTAAAAGTTTCTTTAAAATTTTTTTTAACTCTAATTTTTTTTCCACCTTGATGAGCTTCTCCAGTACCGCCTGTTGTAACAGGATTAGATATAGCAGGAGCACCACCACCTGTTACTACATTTTCTTTAAGTGCTTTTTTAACTGACTTAACTAAATATTTTTTGACTTGTTCTTTTTTATTTACCATATGTTTATGTAGTCAAATGCTTTAGATGGGAATTTAACCCCTTTGGTTTTTTCTTGAGTTAATTTCTTTCTCATCTCTTCTTGCAATTTCAAATGAAATTGTTTTTGTTCTTCAGGAGTTAATTGTTTATTTTGCTTTTTCATCAATTACTACCTTTAATTCTTTTATTAACTCATAATAATGCATTAATGAGATTGCATGTTCATCTTTAATTGATTGATTAGGTAAAATAGGTTTGATAACTTCTATCAATTCTTGTATTTTGATTTTTGTTACTTTATCATCTATCTTATTAATACATTCAGATAATACTTTCTTAATTTCTTGAAACTTAGTGTTAAAAAATTTTTTCAAAGTAACTGTATCAGATATGTTATATATGTACTCTTTTAATACCATTTTTTGATCAGGTATTAAACTTTGATACTGTGAATTGAATTTTTCAAGTAATATTCTAAATGATAATATTCTAATTTCTTTATCTTGATTCATAAAGAAGTCGATATCTGCATCAACACTTTTTACTTCAGGTGAAGTAATATGTTCTAAAATATTAATTTTATTTGTTAGTAATTGATCGGTGTTTTTAAATGATGCATTGTTATATATTTCAAGTAACGTATATATAGATGCATATATTTTATAATCTTTTACTTTGTTTTTAAAAAAGTCATCAATATTGTATTTCAATTTGATTTCCTTAACTATATTGTATTTCTCTTTGTTTAGTTTTTCTCTATCAAGCTTTTTACTCTGTTCAAGAACCGTATCTATAATAATACTTCCTTTAGATTCATTGAGATTTTTTGTTGAATATAATACTTTATAAAGATTTAACTCTTTAAGCAATTCACTTTTTTTATTATAGAATTTCTTTAAAATTCTAACAGATTCAGATTCTTGATTACGCATCATATCTGAGGTTATCTGTCTTACAAGCAATTCAAAGACTATGCCTGTATTTTTATATTTTGAATGGCGGGTTATATTGGTATCCATATTATTTTTTTATTCTTATAAATTTACAACGCAAATAACTTTTAATTTCTTCTTGTCTTATTTTATCTTGCAATAGTAAATTTCCGTTTAAATCAAAATGATGTTTTTCATCATATTCCAATACTATATTTTTTTCTTTACTATACCCATCAACCCAATTTTTAAATTTCATATCTATTATAAATATTACTCGTTATCGTCTTTAATATTAGATTCGTCCATAAAAGAAGCTTCTTCATATAACTTAGTTTTACGACGTAATCCTTTCATTGTTTCTAACATTGATTTATTACGTAAATACATCTCTTTTGTACCTCTATTTTCATTTTCTAGTGCCAGAGGACTTCCTCCAATAAACTTGTGTTTAATAGTTTTAGAGCTTTCTCCTTCAGAAGCTGCTTTACCTATGTCTGTCTTTCCTAGTCTATCAGCACCCAATGCATCTAATGCAGTATTGGTGTCAGTTATTTTTTCAGTAGGGCGACCTGGTTTGTGAGTTGGTTCATTCGGGTTTTTCTCATTATATCCTACTGGAAGTGCTCCTGATGTAGTATTACTATTACCACCATACATACTAGCAATTTGACCTGGTGTTCCAAATGCTTCACCAGATGCTAATGGATCATTTCCTTCATTTTCAATTTGATTATATCTGAATAATCTTCTCTTATCCGCTATAATCAAGTCTCTCAATTCATCATACTTATCTTCACTAAATTGGAATATATTATCATAAATCCATTCAGTAGGTAATAAATTATTTTCAATTAATTGTGAAGCAAGTTCTACTTTTTCTTTCCACAATGCAATCCTTTCTTGTTCATAAATGATTGAAGGGTTGGTCAAAGATAATTCAAAGTTTGTTACTGTTTCATCTGTATACCCTTGTGTATATAAATGAACTAAAGCTATCTTTGTTAATTCACTTATAATAATTTTTTGTAAACGACTAATCGTTCTTGCAAATCTAATATCTTCTGCAGCTAATGTTGCTTTACCAGTTAAATCTTTTTCATATCCTAAGAATGCTTTTGGAATACGTAAAGCTGCAAATAATAAATCTCTAAAATATTCAACGTCACTGATACCATCATATTCTAATCCTTTTGCAGTATCAATCTTTGTTGCTGTATCATTACCTCTAACTGGAATGTAGAAGTCTTCAAGCATGTTTTGTACGTTGTATTTTAAATTGTATTGACCTGTTTGTGGATCAATAAATGGAACTCTTTTCATTTTTGAAATGAGCTTTTGCATATAATTTTCTACTTCATTAGGAGGAATAGATCCAACGTTAATAAAGAAAATTCTTCTTTCAGGTGCTCTAACAATTCTATGAATCATCATCGCATCTTCTTGCAATACTAATTGTTTGAAAGTCTTACGGGCTGGTTCAAGATAGGAACGACCGTATGGTAAGAAATTGACATCACCTACTAATCTAAAGTGAGCCATTTCAAAATTTTCAAATGTTAAATCTTTTTCATCTTTTAATCCATAATTTAACAACGCTGCATATCCTGTTTGGTTATAAGTTGTCATTACGTTAGGATCATATCTAAATCTTACATATGATGGATTGTTTGGATCTAATCCTTCTTCCCTAATCAAACCATATGGTGAAAAAGGAATAACATTATATACTCCAAACTTTTCAGCAATTTCTAATTTTAAAAAGAAATCACCAAACTTACACATATTTCTTACCCATGACCATAAATTGAATTCAATATTCAATACATCATAGAATAAGTTGTATAAAATCTTTTGAATATTTTCATCATTAGATCTAATTTGTAATATTTCACCTGCTTCATTCTCTAAACAACATTCATCAGCTAGAATATCTAGTGCTGAAGCTATGATAGCATGGGTGTCCATTCCTTCATAGTCGATATAGAGTTGTAATTTAAGTGTTTGGTAGTTTTGATTATTGTTATAATTGTATGCATAAGCATTAGA